GTATCTTAGTTGAAGTTCGCCGTGGTGTACAACCACATTGGATTCCAATTGCAGAGAAAGCCAATCGTGGAGATTTCAAAGCACAGGAGTTTATGAGAGTAAATGGACCACATGAATCTGAGTGGCGGTGGATTGGTGGTGAGATTGACTACATCATTGATAATAATGGAACAATGGAAGACTTGAAGAAAAAATTGGTGACATGCTTGAAAAAATCTTTTGGTTCAAGTATAATTGAAGAATCTAATGAAGGAGTATTGTAATGAAAATCGCTGATGAAACAATCAACATCTTGAAAAACTTTTCGACTATCAATGAGGGAATCATGATTCGAAAAGGTAAAATCCTAGAAACTATCTCTAAAGAGAAAAACATCCTAGCAAGAGCCGAAGTGGCCGATAGCTTTGATGAAGAACTTGGACTGTATGATATCAACAGTTTCCTTGGTACCTTGTCAATGAACGGAAATGAAATTGAGTTCAATGGAACAACCGATGTAATCATCAAAGGTTTCAATGGTAAGAGCAAGACTAAGTGGCGCAAGACACCAGAGAACATGATTGTCGTTCCACCTAACAAGTCTATTAACATGGACAATGCTGAGATTGCTTTTGAGTTGACTGAAGATGAAATCAAATGGTTCTCACGTGCCGCTAGTATGTTGAGCGCACCAAACATTGTGTTTGCTTCTGATGGTCAATCTGTTGAAGTCAAGTGTTTCGACATTAAGAATGATGCATCTAACATCAACACAACCGAGATTGATGCAAAAGGTAATGGTAAGAAGTATAACATGATCTTCTCTACTGATAACCTTAAGTTCATTGAAGGTTCTTATGATGTTAAGATTTCTTCTAAAGGTATCAGCTATTTCAAACACAAGAAGTTGCCAATTGAATATTGGATTATGACTGCTCCTGGTTCTAAGTACGAAGGTTGATATGACACAAGTAACTACACTTTATGGTACATTCGCTGAAGATGATTTGAAATCAATCAAAGATTCTTTATCTGAAATTTCAAACGAAATGACAATCATTGAAGCACACAAAGAAGCTATCAAAGATATCATGGATGCAATGTACGATGCACACAAGATTCCTAAGAAAGTTTTGCGCCGTATGGCCAAAGCACACCACAAGCAATCTTTCCAGGAAGAAGTTGCAGAAGATAATGAGTTTGAGGCACTATATCTTGGAGTGACAGAAACAAAATGAGCGATTCGAATCGTAGAAATTTTGTAAAAGGCCTGGGTATCTCAGGCCTTTTTTTGGCTGGTATTGCTGGTTACAAGGAAGCCAAAGAGCGAATTGTTTATAAACAAGACGAACTTCCTACCAAAGAACTAGAAGCACAACTTAATACAAAACCTGTACTGCAATTGTCTGCAACGTATGGTGAAGAAATACCGCCTCAGCAATACTATGGAACAAACATGTATATTATAAGTAGTGGACCAAGATACAAAGAAGGTACAGAAAAAAACGTTCAGGTGAATATTGTACCAGGTCCTGATGGTAAACTTTATGTCAAAGAGAATGACAAGTGGCGTAAAGCGTGATACAATGAATTTTTATATTATGGAGTATGTGAATGTTAGAACAAATGCTGTGGGTGGAAAAGTATCGTCCTCATAAAGTCGAGGACTGTATTCTTCCAGATAATCTTAAAACTACATTTCAGGAATATGTTAACAGAAAAGAAATCCCAAATTTGCTACTTACTGGATCCGCAGGGGTCGGTAAAACTACAGTCGCCAAAGCCCTCTGTGATGAAGTCGGCTGTGATTACCTCGTCATCAACGGCTCGGACGAAGGCCGTCTTATTGAAACCTTTCGAAACAAAATCAAAAACTATGCCTCAACGATGAGTCTTTCTGGTGGCCGAAAGGTCATCATCATTGATGAAGCTGACTATACCAATCCAGATTCAGTTCAACCTGCATTGCGTAACTTCATGGAAGAATTCTCTGCGAATTGTTCCTTCATTCTGACATGTAACTTTAAGAACCGCATCATTGCACCTTTGCATTCCCGTTGTTCTGTTGTTGAATTCAAGATTCAAAACGGACAGAAAGCAAAGATGGCCACACAATTCTTCAAGCGTGTGGAATGGATTCTTGAGCAAGAAGGTGTTTCATACGAAAAAGAAATCGTTGCTTCGGTAATCACCAAGCACTTCCCAGACAATCGCCGTATTCTGAATGAATTGCAACGCTATTCATCCAACTCAAATAAGGCCATTGATAAAGGTATTCTTGCTTCCATCACTGATGCCAATATGGCAACTTTGGTCAAGACTATCAAAGAACGTGATTTCGGTGGTGCTCGTAAGTGGGTGACCAACAATCTTGACAACGATCCAAATACCATTCTCCGTACAATCTATGATGGTTTGTATGAACATGTGAAAGCAGATAGCATTCCACAAGCTGTATTGATTCTGTCAAAGTATCAATACCAATCTGCGTTTGTGGCTGACCAAGAAATCAATATGATGGCCTGTCTCACAGAATTCATGGTGGAATGTGAGTTCAAATAATGGCAGACCTATTCAAAGAGGTCGTTCCAAGCATACTTCAGACCAAGAAGTATGTTCTGGATGATCCAAAAGACTACAATGCATACATCGTAAACCGTTCACTCTCCTATCATATGGACTGCATCATGTATGCAAACCAGATGAACCAGTGTTCAAACCTTGATCCGGAACTGCAATACCAGTATCTTCTAAATACCGTTAGGCCGATGAAACGGAAGTTTCAACCGTGGCAGAAAACATCGGCCATAAAAGATATAGATTGCGTAAAACAGTATTTTGGCTATTCCAATGAGAAGGCAAAAGAAGCCTTGCGTATTCTAACCGATGAACAGATCACTTTAATAAAAGCAAAAACAGATAAAGGTGGAGTGAAAAAATAATGGTTAAAATAGAAGATATGGTAGAGGTGACACTAGGTGAAAAGGATGATTTTCTTAAAGTAAGAGAAACCTTGACACGCATTGGTGTTGCATCTAAGAAAGAAAAAATACTTTACCAATCTTGCCACATACTACACAAGCAAGGTAAATATTACATCGTACATTTCAAAGAGTTGTTTTCTTTGGATGGTAAACCTACAGATATTACAGAGAATGATATTGCTCGGAGAAACACTGTCACAAACTTGTTAGCCGATTGGGAACTGGTTAAGATAGTGGATGATGAAAAGACGAAAGAGCCTACAGTATCATTGTCACAGGTAAAGATTATCTCTCACAAAGAGAAGAATGATTGGCAATTAATTCCAAAATATAACATTGGAAAAAAGCCTCCTGTGACTAAATAAGGTTATCCCATCGGGATGGGAACTACCATGCCGCTGAAGGGTAGTAAAAAATCCAGCGGTGCCAATTCAGCCCACCTTAGGGCCTGTTTGATGCTACGGCAAAAGGCGTCCGTGTAATTACACCTCCGACACGACAGTTCGGACCAGTATAAGGTAAGCTGGAAATGCTATGCCATTTTGGGTAGCAAATTTTTTAACTCGCTTTTCAAGGAGAAAACTATGAACTATGGTAGATCACTACTTCCCGCAACTGTTGGCTTTGACAGACTTCTTTCCACCATGGAAGAGTTTGACAATCTTTTCGCCAATACAAAAATACCAACCTATCCCCCATACAATATCATTAAACAGAATGATACTGAATATACTATTGAGATTGCCGTTTCAGGCTTTACTCAGGAAGATATTGAGATCACCTCTGAAGGAAATGTATTGCATGTGAACGGATCAATCAAGACGGCTAAATCTGATGTGCATTACCTACACAGAGGTATTGGCACAAGAGACTTCTCGCACAAATATACAATGGCAGATACTGTTGTTATTAAGAGTGCCGATATGGTCAATGGTCTATTGGTCATCAAACTTTTGAATATGATTCCTGAGGAAAAGAAACCTAGGAAAATTGAAATTGGTGTACCAGTTAGCACAAAAACAACAGACCTATTGACAGACTAATTTGGTTGGTGTATACTCCGGGTGTGGTGGTATACACCTGGAGTATATAAATGAACACTAAAGTATCACATAAACCAATTAAACTGCGAAACAAGTTCTCTTTAACAGAGACATACTATACCTTTCCTCATTGGGATTCCCGTCAGATTGATGGTGTAGAGTTTATTCCTGTCAACAAATTTTATCCTTCTCCTGAATTGAAACAACAAATTCATTACATGCGTAAGGATTCTTTGGAAAAAGTACGATGAAAGACTTACTTGACACGATTCTGATTATAGCGTACAATCTGGCTTTAATAGTTGGTACTGTTTGGTTGGTACAGTTTTATGATTGGAATCCTTGGTGGTTCTTATTGACTTGTTTGTTATTGGCCAGTAAAAGTTCGAAAGATAAAAAATGAAAATTGCTGTTTGTTCTGATTTGCACCTTGAGTTTGGTCCAATCTCTTTGGAGAACACCGAAGGTGCTGATGTATTGATTTTGTCCGGTGATATTTGTGTTGCAAAAGAATTGTATGAAAAAGATACTCATAGCCATGGTGATGACAAGACTACAAAATTTCATACATTCTTTCAAGAATGTTGTGAGCGATTCCCTCATGTCATTTACGTATTGGGGAACCATGAACATTATCACGGTGACTTTGCTAAGTCTCTTGGAAATCTCCGTGAGCATCTTGGTTATTTGGTCAATCTTCACATTCTAGAAAAAGAATTTGTGCCACTTGGTGATTGCCTGTTCTTTGGTGGTTCTCTGTGGACTGATATGAACAAGGAAGATCCGATTACAATTCAGCGTATCAAAGGATACATGAATGACTACCGCATCATTGAAGATTCCAATGAAGTGGTTCATTTCAAGACACCAGTATATGGTCGCAAAGAAGATGGTTCTATGGATTTAGACAATGTGTTGAGTGTTGAATTTCACACACGAAATGCAAAGTTTTCTCCAGAAAAGTCTGTGACCGAACATAAAGAAACGTTGCGCCTTCTGAAGGAAGCATTGGAATCACGTCCAACTGAAAAGTGGGTTGTCGTTGGTCATCATGCTCCTTCTAAACAATCCACAAAACCTCGTTATGAACGTGATGTGATTGTGAATGGTGCTTACAGTTCCGACTTGAGTGAATTCATTTTGGATCATCCTCAAATCAAAGTGTGGACTCATGGGCATACTCACCACAGTTTTGATTACATGATTGGTTCTACTCGTATCGTTGCTAACCCACGTGGTTACATTGGTTACGAAGGTCAAGCTGATAATTTCACACTTCAATTTTTTGAGGTCTAAATATATTTTTCTGGCGTTAGTATAATGGATAATACAATGAGCTTCTACCTCATGAATGTGGGTTCGATTCCTGCACGCCGGACCATTTTTTTATAAAGGAAATTTATGTCTGCAACGTTAAAGAATTTAGAGAGTGCATTGGCCGGTGAGTCAATGGCACATATTAAGTATCGCTATTTTGCCAAGTTGGCACGTGCTGAAGGCTTTGAAGATGTTGCAAAACACTTTGAGCATACAGCCGATCAGGAGCTTCTACATGCGTGGGGCCACCTTGAGTTGTTGGTTGGTAAACCTTCTACAAAGGAATGCCTACAAAGAGCTATTGATGGTGAAACGTATGAATACACACTAATGTATCCACAGTTCCAAGCGATTGCTGAAAGTGAAGGCAATATTCAAGCGGCTAAAGAAGCTGAAGAACAAATTGTGGAAAGCAAAGAACACGCTCGTCAATTTATTGAAATGCTGGAGAAAGCGGAGAAACGTTTCGCCGCACTTGCTAAGGTTGAACAACGCCATGCGGAAGCATATAAACAAAAATTAGGAGAACTAAAATGAGTGAAGTACACGTTTGTGTGATTTGTGGCCATGAACATGATGATGCAACAGAGGGTGCATGGAATACATTACCTGATGATTTTGTTTGTCCTGAATGTGGTTGTGGTAAAGAAGATTACGAAGTATTGTGAAACAAAAATTTATTGATGCATACATGAAAACGGCTGAGACCTTTGCGGAATTATCCTCCGCAAAGCGTCTCCATGTCGGTGCGATTGTTGTAAAAGATGACCGCATTATCTCCATCGGTTACAATGGAATGCCTTCTGGTTGGGATAACAACTGTGAAGATAAAATTTATCCTGATGAACGAATGGGTGACTATGAACAACACTATGATGAATTTGATGCGAAATTTCCTTACAAGGAACAACTGCTTCCAAAAGATTCAAATAAATGGGTCAGGTATAATTTAAAATCCAAACCAGAGGTGCTTCATGCAGAAACCAATGCAATTGCTAAGTTGGCGAAATCTACCGAGTCTGGTGATGGTGCTAAACTCTTTGTCACTCATGCTCCCTGTTTGGACTGTGCAAAACTGGTTTACCAAAGCGGCATTAATTCTGTTTATTATCGTAACAATTACCGTAGCGATGACGGAATTAGATTCTTAGAAAAAGCTGGAATTGCGGTAGAAAAGGTCTAATCTCACCAGGTGAAATGCTCCAG